CGGCATTTGCACACACAGATGAAAATTATTTTCAGTAAGGGCTGGTTCCGATGATCGTGAGCGTCTCCGAAGCAGCCGAGTCGGGTAAACGGTCCGCTGTCCTTGAGGCATTGCGGTCACGCCTCGCCGCCGAGATCGACGATTGCGACAATCCGAAAGAGTTACCGGCGCTGGTGTTGCGGTTGACCGATGTTGTTGAGCAGTTGGACTCCATGCCTACTAGTGAACAAGTGAGTGCCGCTGATGAAATCGCAGAGCGTCGTGCTGCCCGGAGGGCTGGCCGTTCCAAGGATTCGTCACGTTCCACGCGTTCGGGCTAACAACTGGGAGGACGTCTCCGACCTGGCGTCCAGTTACGGCCTTGAGTTGTATCCGTGGCAGGAAAACGTCCTTGAGGGGGCGTTGGGGGAACGGTCGGACGGTGACTGGGCGGCCAAGCACGTCGGTTTGAGTGTTCCCCGACAGAACGGCAAGGGTGCTGTGCTTGAGGCGTTGGAGCTGGCCGGCTTGTTGTTGTTCGGCGAGAAGCTGATTGTTCATTCGGCGCATGAGGTGCGCACCGCCCAGGTCGGGTTCCGCAGGATTCTGTCGTATTTCGAGAATTTCGATGACCTTCGGAAGAAGGTGTCGGGGATCGGTAAGGCGGTGGCCCGCGAGTACATCCGGTTGAACACCGGGCAGGAGCTGAAGTTCGTGACCCGGTCGAAGTCGGCGATCCGCGGGTTTTCGGCTGACCGGCTTCTCCTCGATGAGGGTCAGATTCTGACCGACGAGGCGTGGGAGGCCATCCTGTACACGGTTTCTGCGCGGCCTAATCACCAGATTTGGTTGGTGGGCACTCCTCCTTTGTCGATTGAGGAGGGTGTGGTGTTTGACCGGATGCGGAACCGCGGCATTGAGGGCAAGGACCATCAGATGGCGTGGTTTGAGTGGTCTGCTGATGCGAACTGCGATTTGGATGATCCGCAGTCGTGGGCGCAAGCGAATCCGGCGTTGGGTTTGTCGATTACGCACGACACGATTTTGACGGAGCGGGCGGCGGCGAGCGATGAGGGTTTCGCCCGTGAACGGTTGGGCATGTGGGCGGATATCACGTCGCATCGGGTGATTTCGGCGGATTCGTGGTCGCGGTGTGCGGACGCGAATTTGCGGGATGCCGGCGGTGAGGTGTCGGTGGCGTTGGATGTGTCGCCGGACAGGTCGACTGCCACGATCGCGTCGGCTTCGTGGACGGTGGATGGTTTGCCGTATGTGGATGTGGTGGAGTCCCGCCGCGGTGAGCCGGAGTGGGGTATCGCCCGGTTTGTGGAGTTGTGTGACCGCCACGATGTGCGGGCTGTGGTGGTTGATGGTGCGTCGGCGGCGTTTTCGTTGGCTGATCCGCTGCGTCAGCGTGGTGTGACGGTGACGGTGACGACGGCCCGGCAGATGGCGGCGGCGTTCGGCGGTTTTTTCGATGCGGTGATGGATGGCCAGGTGCGGCATTTGGATCAGCCGATTTTGAATTCGGCGTTGGCGGTGGCCCGGAAACGTCAGATCGGCGATTCGGGGTTCGGCTGGTCACGTAAGGACAGTGAGTCGGATATTACGGCGGTGACGGCGGCGACGTTGGCGTTGTGGGGTTTGACGTCGAGCGAGGTGGCCGAGAAGCCGCGTGTGAGGTCAGGTAAAGCATGTTTCGTGTAGAGGAGGGTCGTTGTGCTGGATGATCAGCAGATCCGCGGCCTGGTCTCGGATATGTGGCTGTTGCGGCAGTCGGAACGCACCGTTTTGGACAACATTTACGAGTACATGTTGGGGTTGCGGGGTGTTCCTCGGATACCGGAGAACGCCGAGAAGGAAATTCAGGAGCTGGCGCACCTGTCGATGAAGAACGTGTTGCCGTTGGTGCGGGATGCGTTTGTGCAGAACTTGTGTGTGGTCGGGTATCGCAGCGCGTTGGCGAAGGAGAACGCGCCGGCGTGGGATGTGTGGCAGGCCAACCGGATGGATGCCCGCCAGGTTGAGGTGTACCGCCCTGCGGTGACCTATGGGGCGTCGTATGTGGTGGTGACCGCCGACGATGAGGTGGGTGCGTTGTGGCGGCCCCGTTCACCACGGCAGCTGCTGGCGGTGTACGAGGATCCGCAGACCGATCAGTGGCCGCAGTATGCGTTCGAGATGTGGGTGGACAACACGGACGCGAAGCCGCGCCGCAAAGCCATGATTTACGACGACACCTACCAGTATCCGTTGGATTTGGGTGAGGTTCCCGCGTCGGCGATCAACTTCGACCCGAACAGCATTGATTTCGCCCGCACGTTGGGGTCGATGTCGGCCGACGAACCGATTCCGCACGGGGCGAATCAGTGCCCGGTGGTGAGGTTCATCAACGCCCGCGACGCCGACGATGTGATTGTGGGGGAGATTGCGCCGCTGCTGGTGTTGCAGCGGGCGTTGAACAGCGTCAATTTCGATTCGATGATCGTCTCGCGGTTTGGGGCGTTCCCGCAGAAGGTGATCACCGGCTGGTCGGGGACCGCCTCGGAGGTGTTGTCGGCGTCGGCGCGCAGGGTGTGGGCGTTTGACGACCCGGATGTGAAGGCGCAGTCGCTGCCGTCGGCGAATCTGGGTCAATACGATGCGAAGCTGACCGAAATGCTGGAGTTCATCGCGACGGTGGCGCAGGTGTCCCCGGCAAAGTTGAACCCTAAGTTGTCGCATGTGTCGGCGGACGCCCTGGCGGCGGCCGAGGCGAACGAGCAGCGGAAAACGGAGTCGAAGCGGGACACGTTCGGGGAGTCGTGGGAGCAGTGCTTCCGCCTGTCGGGCGAGATTCTGGGGGATGGCGCGACGGCGACGGACACTGCCGCGGAGGTGGTGTGGCGTGACACTGAGGCCCGCTCGTTCGCGGCGACGGTCGACGGGCTGGGGAAGCTGGTCGCCGCCGGGGTTCCGCTGGAGGAGCTGGTGGACATGATTCCCGGTGTGACGCAGCAGAAAATTCAGGCCATCAAGGATGGGATTCGCCGCAACCAGGTGAACGGTTTGATTGCGGCGTTGCAGGCTGTTCCGCAGCAGGGCACCATGCCGAACCCGCCTGACGAGCCGGGCATGATGACTGATGCCGTCGTCAACTGAGGCCGCTAATTTTCAGGATTTGATCGGCCAGCTCGCCGCGGTGGCGGTGTCCCGCACCACCGAGTTGATGCGGTCGACGCAGGATGTGGCGGTGCTGCAGGAAACCTATCCGGTGGTGGTTGATCCGGTGATCGCGGCGTCGGCGCAGCTGTCGGCGGAGTGGTATCAAAGTTTGGACCCAGAAGCAGCGTTCGCTGTGGAGCCGGCCGCGCCGCCTCCGGTGTCGGCGTTGCAGATGAATGTGCGGTGGGCGTTGACCCAGGCCGATGTGGTGGGGGCGTTGTCGGGGTCGGCGGAACGCCAGGTGTTTACGGCGTCGCGGAACACGGTGGCGGCTAACGCTGACCGTGAGCGGGTGCGGTTCGCCCGGTATGCGTCGGCGAACGCGTGCCCGTGGTGCCGGGTGTTGGCGACCCGCGGGGCGGTGTACAGGGCAGCGGATTTGGCGGTGAAGGGGCACGACAACTGTCATTGCATCGCGGTGCCAGAGCGGGGCGGGAACACCTACAGTCCACCGGATTATGTGGCGGGCTGGCTGGACGACTACAACGCGGCCCGTAAAGAGGTCGGCGGCAACCTCAACGACATCGTCAACTATCTGCGCCGCACCTAGCTTCCCCACAACCGTGGGGTTTGACGCCCACGCCGGCGGTTAACGGCGGTCCTACATTCCCCGGAAGGGTGACCTATGAGAGACGACGTCTCTGCCACTACCGATTTGGATGGCAGCGATTTCCAACCGATCACCTCGCAAGAGGCGCTGGACAAGCTAATCGGGCAGCGCATCGACCGAGTGAAGAAGCAGTACGCAGGATTCGACGAATTGAAGGCGAAAGCCGAGAAGTTCGACGAGTTCCAGGAGGCCGCTAAAACAGACTTGCAGCGGGCTCA